TCTCCATAGAGGTCAAAACGTGCTACACAGCGAGAGGTGCGTCGGCGGGGTTCCGCATAGGCAAGAGCAGCGCCGACTGGTTCGCGCTCTGCATCGACGGCAAACACGGGCCGACTGTGCTGTTTGTGCGCGGCAACGACCCGCTGATGTCGCAGACGTTTGTCAGGGTCAAGACGGCAGACTTTACGCCTGCCGCGTTGACCGAGACGCTGCGTGAGTTAGCCGTTGGTGTCTAGTTCATAGCCCAGCGCAAGATAGCCGCATCCGTCAACCGATGAGTCCCTGTGAGCGCCATTGCGCAGGCGGGCAATCTTGAGGCACGCCATCAAGTTGCAAACGTCTGCGGGTGATACACTGATGCCGAGATATGCCGACCACATTTGCGCGATGGCCGCGAAGTTCTCCTGCGGCGTGCCGTAGTGCTTTTGGCGATCGCCGTTGATGAGCGTATCGGCCTCCGCCAGCACACCGCTGCGGGCGTTCCTATGTTCGCTGTGCAATTCATTGTCCATTGTTTTCTCCTATTTATATGCTTTGTTGGTATGGCGTGCAGATCATAAAATCTGTTTATGATTTGTAGATCATGGGGTTTAGTTCATCTTTTTCATTGTCCCACGGTGTCGCTGGCAGGCTGACTGCGAACTTGCGTGGCTCTGGATGTGACGAAGCAGATTTGCCTCGGATCGTCACTGTTGTTTTTTCGTCTTGCATCGGTCTCTCCTTTTGCTATGGCTGTGACGTGGGGCGCTCAACTGCTTGCAAAAGCGATTGTCTGGTCAAAACGTGTCTACCAAATGCGCTACATCTGAAAAACTCATTTTAACTGCGCCCCACACGATCTCTCAGATGTTGAAGCCCTGCTGCCGTTTTGCTGACGTAAACTCGCGCAGGTCACGCATGGCAATTTGCAGCTCGTTGACGATGCTGGGCCGTGCGTTCTGGCGGTAACGCTCATCTTGCAGTCTGTCCACTTGCCCGCGCAGGTAAGAAAGCACGGCGGCGTCGGCTGGGGTCAGGTCACTGTCAGCTTCAGCAGCATAACGAGCATCAGCATAAGCATCCTCAGCAGCAGCATAAGCAGCAGCACGAGCAGTATAAGCAGCACGAGCGGCATCATAAGCAGTTTCGGCAGCATCACGGGCAGCTTTCAGGTCTTCAAGTTTAGTCATTCTATTTCTCCTCTTGCACGCGGTCTGATCGACTGGCTGGGAGCATAAGTGCGCACGCATCTAGCCCAGATGCGTGGCTCCCCGACGACTGGTGCGGCCTCTGCTATGACGACCAGCGCCTCTCCGCACGCCATCTGGCTAGGGTATGTCATGCTGTATGTGTTCGCGCCGATATGGACGAGCAAGATCGTGGTAAGGGGCGTCATAGGTCTTCCTCCACTTCAAACCAGTATTCGATCAGGTTGCGCCGATAGAACCCGTGCTGGATCAGCCCACGGTTGATCAGCCCTTGCAGCGCGTATTTGACGCTGTAACGCGACGTCGGCAATTCCGACCCGGAGACGGCCTTCGTGATGTCTGTCAGGATCATCCGCGTCGGCGAGATAGATTGCAAGTGCGCTAGGGCCATCTCGCCCAGTGACCGCGTGCCGTCAGCCCTCGCGCCCATGTTTGTCATTGCCTTCTTTGGTGCGCCCTGCAAGTGGCCCTCCGACTTCGCCTGTCGCTGCATCGCCCGCCCAATCAAACCTTCGTGCTTTGTCGCCAGCGATCTGTCTAAGTTGAATGCGTTAATCATTGTCATTGTCGTTCTCCTCTGCGATCACGTCGCGCAATAGTACGCCGATCCACTCAGCAATAGTCAGACCCTCTGGAGCCGTCTTGTAAATCCACGACGCCTCGTCAAACGTGATGCTCGTCAGGATTTCCATGATGCTCCCCGTGTTGCGGTTGTAGCGCTTGCGCAGGATGCGGTAACGGCCTTCTTCCGTGTTGATGCGGCCAGTCCGCTCGGAGTAAGGCTTCAATTTACCGTTGCGCATCAAGGTTGTCATGCGGCAGGCGACGGCAGTGCTTGTCATGCCAACCCCGTCCGCGATTTGTGCAATAGATTTGCCATCATTTGCTAGTTTGACGATCTGGTTGTTTACCGTGCGGGATTCGGACCCGTTTATGCCGTTGGACATTCTCACTCTCCATCTGCGATAAATGCGTCAATGTCGATGGCCCAGAGGCACATCGTGGCACGCTGCAAATTTGGCCGCGCATGAACATCTGCCCGCACGATCTGGTTGCGGTTAAACATCGCCATCAAGCGATCCCGAACTATCGTGCCGCTGGCTTCTAATGCCGTCGTGATCTCGCCTGTCGTCATGTATACGCCTTCGAGCAAGGCCATGATCCTGTCGTCGATCAGGGCTGATGGCGTGGGCTTTGGCGCTGTCTTCTCTGGCGCTGGTTGCTGACCTCCAATGGGGCCGACGTCCATCTGGCTGACGCGCCAAGGTGTCGTCGCTCGGAGAGCTTCAGAGTTCTCAACGAGGACTACATCGTAAGTGTGGCCAATCTCCATGCTAGCGCCACGCATAATATGTGATGGGACGAATACTTGACTGTAAGAGCGGTCGTCTTGGCGCAGTGCAAATCCAGTGTCGGTTGGCAGGCGGTTTGTGATTGTGATTGTTGCGAGGGTCATTTGTTTATCCTTTGGTTTTATTGATGATGGCGTAGAGTGCGCAGAGGCTGACGTTGTGGGCAGCGGCTGCGGTGATGGGTCCGATGATGGCAGCGTCTGCAACTGCGCGTCTGAGGGCGTTATCCATGCTGTGATGCCTCCAAGCGTGCGATCTCTGCCTTGTAACGGCTGATCCTGTCGCCGTAGTCTGCGAGGTCGGCTGACACGAAGGACGGGCGCACGCCGTGGCCGTATTCAAGCAGCATGTTAGATGCCATTTTCTCAATGCGCCTGACCGCGCCTTCTAGGAATGCAATTTCGTCGGGGGTTGATCGAGTGGTCATTGGTTAGTCTCCTGTTTACTGAATTGCGACGAAGAAGAGTGTTGGGATGCCGAAGCACACGATGCCGACTGCGAGCAGGCCGATGGCGTCTAAGAGCAAATGTCTGATTTTCATGTTGGTCTCCTTGGGGTTAATTTCATTTCGTAAGCTATTTATTACATATACTGAAAAACATGGCAATACATAAAATGACTGTTGACGATATTATTTTGATAGTCTACCAAGTGGCATACATAAGGAGAACGACAATGAAACCCAAACTGATACAATTCAGCGACGAGCACGGCGCAATCATACAGGCGGCGGCCGACAAGCTCGGCATTACGTTTACGGCATTCGTCCGCATGGCGGCACTCAACCAAGCGCGTGATACCTGATGGCAACCAATGGCCGCAACAAGGGCGCCGCGTTTGAGCGTGACATCGCTAAGATGCTGCACGACGAGCTTGGCATTTCTTTCAAGCGTGACTTGGAGCAATACCGCGAGGGTGGTCACGGCGACCTGATCCCGTCCGATCCTGCCTTTCCATTCACGTTGGAGTTGAAGCGTTACGCTGACGGCCCCATCGGTGGCCAGAAGGCTTGGTGGGAGCAAACGTGCGTTGCCGCAAGGCGTGAGGGCAAGTCGCCTGCGTTGATCTATCGTTATGACCGCAAGCCGATCCGCTGCGTTGTGCCGATGGATTGCGTGATCGGCCATGAAACCGAATTTGTCGTCGAGATGGATTTCGACGCATTCTGCTATTTAGCAAGGGAGGCAATGGCATGACAATGTACACATCCGACAAAATGTCCAATGAGCAATACCACGCCACAGACGCGATCTCGTCGTCGGCGGTGAAGACTGTACACGGCAAGTCGCTGGCGCACTGGAAGGCACGAAGCAACTTCACGCCGACCAGTTCAATGGCCATTGGCACCTGCGTCCATGACATGTGTCTCGAAGGCTCCCAAGGCGTCATGCGCGGTCCCGCAGATCGCAGGGGCAATGCATGGAAAGACGCATTTGCCGACGCGGAGGCTGGCGGCAAACTGCTGCTGACTGCTGGCGACTATGACATCGCACGCAGGGTGGCGGACAGCGTGCTATTCCACCCAGTCGGCCAGATCATGGCGGGCAACGACACGGTGAACGAGGCCAGCTTCTTTGCCGACGATCCTGAAACCGGGCTGGAATTAAAGTGCCGCCCGGACAGCTATCGCATGAGCGGCGGCGGCATTGTTTACGATATCAAAACGTGCCAGAGTTCGCTCCCACGGGACGTAGCCCGCGACGTGAACACGTATTCATACGCGTTGCAGGCTGCGTTTTATTTAAAAGTTTTGCGCTTGGCTGGCTACGAGGCCAAGCGGTTTTCATTCGTTTTCGTTGAGAAAACAGCACCTTACGCTGTCAACGTCAGCGAATTGAGTGACGACTTTCTTCAGTATGCGGAGCGTGAAGTTGACGCTACGCTGATGAAGATCGCAGAAGCCAGTCTGGTCAACAGCTTTGAGACTGGCTATTCAGATAAGGTGAACACCTTAGAACTACCGCGCTTTTTACAAGCCGACAACTTTGACAACAACTGAAAAGGACGACGACAATGTCAAAAACAGATTTCAAACCAGTGATGATCCGCAATGTGGTGTTTTCATACCCACGCCTTGCTGCGACATACAAATACAACACCGCCGAGAAGCGGTCAGAGGAGTGCAACCCACGCGCACAGGGCGCAGCGTATTCCATCGGCTGGGAGATGAACAAGGCAGACGCGGGCAAGCTGCACGCAGAGCTGAAGGCACATTACGAGAGTTGCGTGACGAAAGCCCCCTTCTCGAAGGTCTTCGGCATGAAGCAACTCGAAAACGGCAATGTGATGTTCTCGGCTAAGCGCAATGGCGTCAACGGTCAGGGCGACGAGAACCCGAAGCCGACTGTAATTGACGGCATGAAGCAGCCGATGACGGACCTCAACTTCTGGGGCGGCTCGGAAGGCAATATCAAGGTCACGGCCTATCCAGTCACCGATCCAAGCGGCAATGGCGGGGTGTCCCTCCTTATAGATATCGTGCAAGTCACCAAAGCTGTCTACGGCGGCGGCGGTCTGGACGATTTCGACGAGGTGGCCCCGACTGGCGGCGCGCACGCAGAGTTTGATGCGAAGCCTGCCGCTGATCCGTTCGCTGACATCCCGCGCTCGGCGGCCAACGATCTCGCAATGGACGAAATCCCGTTCTAACAAAGAAAAACCCTGCGGGCATTTACGCTCGCAGGGTTTAAAGGACGTCAACACGCTAAATGGAGAACGTACTATGAGTGTAACTAAAATTTCAGCCGTGGGCAAGTCTGACGTGCTTTTAGCACACGGCGCACACGACACAAAGATCGGCAACGAAGATCGGCAATATGATAGCATCAGCCTCGCAGCCATCGCCGCAATGGTTGCCGAGCCGCAGGCCAAGGAAAAGGCCGACGCCAGCTTTATCATTCCGTCGACTTACCGCGAACACGACGGCCGCAAGCACGCATCGCAGCGTGAGCGTGGCGAATTTCACTACCTTGCGATTGACGTTGACGAAGGTTCGCCGTCGCTGGTCGATCTGAAGGATGCCGTTAAACGGGCAACGGGCGATGCGTCTGCGTTGATCTATTCGTCGTCAGGTGCCAGCGAAGACAACCGCAAGTGGCGAGTGCTGATCCCACTGCTTGAGCCGATCAGCGGCGCTGACTATGGCGACACGCAGTTGGCGCTGTTCAGCCTGATGGGTGAGCAAGGGGTGACCTGTGATGCGGCCCTCGCGCGGGTTGGGCAGCCAATCTTCCTCCCGAACGTGCCGCCAGCAAAGCGCGATGCGCATGGGCAGCCGCTGTTCTACCATCAGGATCGCCATCGCGGAGAGGGCTATCTTGACGTGAAGAACAGCAGCATCTGGGGCGAGGTGCAATTCCGCCGTCAGCGTGCGGCCATCGCCGAGCGGCAGGCAGAGCATGAGCGTGCCGTCCGTCAGGCCGAGCGCATCAAGCGCCGGGAGGCGTCGGGCGACGATCTCGACCCGGTGGCGGAGTTTAACGCACGCCACACAGTCGAAGATATGCTGCTGCGGTGTGGCTACACACGCGACGGCAACTCGCAGTCGTATGCAAGCCGCTATCAGTCGTCAGGGTCATTCGCGACCAAGAACTTTGGCGAGTATTGGGTCAGCCTATCTGGCTCAGATGTCGGCGCAGTCATCGGCGCGGTGAAAGGCGATTACTGCTGGGGCGACGCCTTTGACTTATTTTGCCATTTTGAGCATAACGGCGACATGAAGTCGGCCGTGCGCGAGTATGCCAAAGAGCTGCGGCCCAGCCCGTTCGAGGAGGTGCGTCACGCGCAGCCAGAGGTTACACAGGACGACGGCTTTGACGACTTTGACTACGTGCCAGAGGATGACATGCCAGTGCGCCTAGAGCCTGCCACAGTGGACGTGGACGACACGTTGCAGATGTGGCCGACGCCAGTCGCAAATTTCAACGAGGCCGACCTGCCAAAACGCCGCTGGATTTACGGCAATCACTACTGCCGCAATTTTGTCAGCGTGACGGCCAGCGCGGGCGGCATCGGCAAGACGTCGCTGACAATGGTTGAGGCAGTAGCCATCGCCACCGGGCGCCCGCTGCTGGGTGAAGTCGTCCACGAGAGCGTGCCAGTCTGGTTCGCGTGCCTCGAAGACGACATGGACGAGATCAACCTGCGGCTTGCTGGCATCATGCGCGAATACAACGTGACACACGAAGAGTTGAAGGGCCGGCTGTTCCTCGACGCCGAGGACACGATCAGCATCACGCTGGCGATGGAGACGCGCGACGGCTTGATCGAGAACACTGCGCTGGCCAACGCCATCCGCGACAAGATCAGGGAGAACAACATCGGGCTGGTGATCACTGATCCGTTTGTGTCGATGCACCAAGTCAACGAAAACTCAAACCCAAGCATCCAAGCAGTGGTCGCGATGATCCGCAAGATTTCTCGCGAGACGTCGTGCGGCAACGGCGTGATCCACCACATTCGCAAGACTGGCGGCGGTGAGGATGCCACCATCGACAGCGTCCGAGGGGCTGGCGCACTGATCGGCGCGGCCAGAGCTGCACGCGTCATCAACAAGGTTAGCCGTGAGGACGCCATTGAGCTGGGCGTCAGCGAGAGCGACGCCATTGGCCTGTTCCGTGTGGACGACGGAAAAAACAACCTCACGCGGCCAGCGGAGCATGCAGTCTACCGCCGCATGAAGTCGGTCAAGCTGGACAACGGCGAATACGTCGGCGTATGCGTTGCCTATACTCTGCCCGACTTGTGGGACGGCATGACGACGCGCGTGGTCAACGCGATGCTGACTGAGATCGACAAGGGCGTCGAGGGCGAGAGATACTCAAGCAGGCCGCAGGATAAGGCGCGCTACGTCGGATCAGTCATCACTGGCTACACATTTGCAAACCCAGACCACAAGAAGTCGGCGAGGCAGGCCAAGCTGATCATCGCAGAATGGTTCGAGAAAGATTTGCTGGAGGAGGTCGCGTATCGGTCAGAGAGCCAGCGTAGGGAGCGCATGGGTGTGCAGGCGACTGGCCGCGTTGGAGAGCAAGACACCTAGACGCAGAAATATATTAAAAAGACAGTAAGGCTAGTTGACGGGTAGGTCATCTGGCCCTATTGTCGTTCGTATAGGGTGATTCGCCCGAACAACTGGAGAGAATAAGATGACATACACAGCCAAAAAAACCCGCCACAAGTATTCTGAGCGTTACAATCTGGTCGCGTCTGACGGAGCCAAAGGTGAAGTAGAAAAGCGTGACGAAAACGATTGGCGCATTCGCTTCGGCACACTCTGCGGCGGCACAAAGCACCCGACGATGGATTCCGCTGCGTTTGAGGTTTTTCGCTGCCATCGTGAGGCTGTCGCCCGCATCTGTGCAGTGTAAGGAGGAGCATTGATGAAAGTTTTAGTAGCCTGCGAATACTCCGGCACAGTGCGTGACGCTTTTAACGCACGCGGCCATGACGCCACGTCGTGCGACCTGCTACCAACGGATGCAGAAGGCCCACATCATCAGGGCGACGTATATGACATGCTGAGCCAGAAGTGGGATTTAATTATTGCGCATCCGCCCTGCACGGCTCTGACCGTCGCCGGCAATAGCACCTACGGCGAGGGGCAGCCAAAATATGCGGAGCGGCTTGCATCGGTTGATTGGACCGTTGCCTTGTGGGATGCAATGAAGTTAGCGTCGCCGCGCGTCTGCATGGAAAACCCTGTCGGCGTTTTGCGCAGGCTTGGCAAAATGCACGCGCCGCAGTTCGTGCAGCCATATCAGTTCGGCCATATGGAGCAGAAGAAGACGGGGCTATTTCTGCATGGCCTACCAAACCTGATACCTACCAACGACGTCTACGACGAGATGATGACGCTGCCTAAAAACGTCCGCGAGCGGCTGCACTACCTTCCGCCGTCGCCGGACCGCTGGAAAATACGCAGCACGACATACCAAGGCATTGCAGACGCGATGGCCGCACAATGGGGAGACAACCAATGACACCGCAAGAGTTCAAGCAGGCGCGCATGGCGCTTGGCTACACGCAGCAGGCGCTTGCCGATGAGTTTGACATGGGCATCAACGGCGGGCGCACGATCCGCAGGTGGGAAAGTGGCCAGTGTCCAGTCAACCCAATCGCAGCGTACACGGTCAGGCTCATGATGACGGGGCTGGCGATAGAGTTACTGGGTGAGAAGGATTTCAAAAAGCAAGTTGCGTCACTGGAAAAACAGGCCAAATCCAGTGACGCAGAATAAACGTCAATGAAACAAGGGGTTTGATGGGTGTTTGCGTCAGTGGGAAAACAGCTAAAATCCAGTGACGCAGATTAGGCATAAAAAAACACCCGCAAACTGGGGTGTTATCATAAAAGTGCGTCACTGGATTTCCTGAAATCTCTAACGAGATTTTAACCACCAGCGACGCAGTTGTCAACACCCCTGTCTAAACAGAGTCCGCTAAAAGCGTACACTCTCTTGTTTTGTCCGACACGGGGCAGGCGTCAGTGCCTTTTTCGCTGAAGCGAAAGTCACAGACGCAAGCCCCAGACGAACGGCTTCGGCATGAGTTAACTTTAAAGAAGGAATGAGAGTACGATGGTTGAAGAAATGATTGCACAGCGTGAGCATGAGCCAGAGGGTATGGCGTGGCAGTTTACTCCGCAGCAGATAGAGGCTTACATCAGGACAATGGTTCGGTGTGAGTTCGAGGCCGCATCCAAACTGCGGTGGAATGTGGAGGACTGGGCCGTGCATTGCCTGCACCAAGCGGCGGAGGCTGAGAGGCGGCGGCTGGCGGAGGAGAAGGCAATGCAAAAGCGAGAGGGCTGGAACAATGGCTAAGCGACCAGTGAGCAAGGCGGCGGAGGCTGCCAAGAAGAAGGCGATGGACGGACGGGGCAAGTTCGACGTCGGCAGCAACTCAACGTACGGGAAGCCGTACCATCACCTGACGCTGGCTGCGGTCAGGCCGTGGGTCAAAGCCAGCGCCGACAGCGTAACCGTCTGGGGTGACACTCTGCCGTCGTGTGTGCCGCCCGCGTTCGCAGTGAGGTTTGCGGAGCTGAAGGTTGAGCTGGACGTGGCAATGGTTGAGGAGAGGCATCAGGAAGCCGCTGGCATAGCGGCGTCGCTGGTGAAGGCCGTCGCCGTCATGGATGCCACCGCGCGCGCTGCGGGTCACCTTCCGCCAGCCGTGGACGGGCATTTGGTTGAGTGGGGTGGCACAGTCTACTGCTTGCTTGCCACAGGCGATCTGGGGGCCGTCAGGCGTAAGCATCCGTCATGGGTTGTCTACCATGTGTCAGACGTGTGTGCGCTGCTCAGTTCGCGCTCTGACAGCCTGCAAGCGGTGGCTAACTCTTTCCCGGACGCGAGGATCACGCGGGTTGGACCTATGGTTGAAGATGTGATTGACCTGTGAATGAACTGCGGCTAACCTGTGCGTGAGCCTGTCCTCCCACAGCTCACCTCAACCTCCCCAACTTGGCTCTGGCGAAAGCTGGGGCCATTTTTTTTAACGGGCGACACAATGAAGCGAACACTGATGCTGGATATGACGCTGGTCGACAAGGAGACTGTCGACGACGCGGTGGATTACCTTCTGGAGATCGTGGAAGACATGCTGGAGGAGGATGTGAGCCTGACGGAGGTCTTGGTCGCTCTGGGGCAGGCCGCTGGTCACGTTGTTGATATGCTGGCGAGCAAGGGTAGGCTGCATTGAAAGTTACGTTGCCTGCGACGCCGTTTGAGCTGCCGCCAAAGCCGCGTGAGCTTACCGCTGCGCCGTCGTCACGCCTGCTGGCCGTGCGTAAGATTGACGCCAACCTGATCGGCGACGAGGGCGGCGACTTCATTGATCCGGTAGACGGCGATGAGGTGCCGATGGGCAAGCGGACAGACTGGGTGATACCCGAGCCTAACAGCGCGTGAAAGCACGAAAGCGCTCTGCAGCGCACACGACTCAGCACAGGCGCACATGCGCGTGACATAGGTCCAGATTGGAAGTCAACATAGGTCCAGTTGGTGTTTGCTGCACTGCAGCATTTGTAGGCATATACAACTTAAAGGTATTGTAAAAAGCTAAGTGACTGTAAACACTGCATAACTTATTTAACATAATGAGCGTTATGCGCCTTTCGCCATGATCCGGGCATCATCCTGGCCAGCGGGGGCGCTCAGACCCCCACCCCGTCGCCGTTTGGCGGCGCGTGTGCCTGTGCAACCCCGCACGCACACCACCGCTAAAAAAAATTTGAGATTGACAGCATACGTTTGCTGGGGGTAGCCTCAGGGGGTGGTCAGCGGCGTTGTAGCGCCCCGACCACATGACTGGCACAACTGTGAAGGAGTATAGCCAATGAGTATTACGATAGAGCAGCTTCGCGAGACCCTCAAGTATGATCCGTCTACGGGCAAGTTCACTTGGTGCAGGCGCACTGAGGACTACCCCGCGTCACTGGCATCCATTCGTGCGTTCAATACCATACTGGCTGGCAAGCAGGTTTATGAGGAGAATCACAGGGGCTACGGCCGCATGACTTTGCTTGGGCGGCGTTACAAGTCCCACCGGGTGGCGTGGGCGCTGCATACGGGTGACTGGCCCATTGACCAAGTAGATCACATCAACGGCGACCGGGCGGATAACAGGATTGAAAACCTGCGCGAGGCTACGCAACGGGAAAACTCGCGCAATATGAAGACGCCCGCGACCAACACGTCTGGCGTTATCGGCGTCTGCTGGGATAAGAAGAGGCGGCGTTGGACGGCGCAAGTCAAGGTCGATGGCCGCACAGTCCACCTCGGAAGTTTTACCAACTTCGACGACGCCGTCGCAGCCCGCGCAGCCGCCGAGGTTGAACACGGGTTCCACCCCAACCACGGCAGGCCAGCCCTTGCTTAAAACGCCTCCCCGCAGTAAAATTTTGAAAACTGGAGAAGACAAATGGCTGGCAAGGCGCTGAAGAGACGCATCCTGAAGGAAGTCGCTGATAACGGTGGCGTTGACTGGCTGTATGATCAGATCGCGTCTGGTGTGACGGTGGCCGAGTTGGCGCGGCGTTACGAGTGTTCGCGTTCGTACCTCAGCCGCGCGCTGAATGAGAACCCTGAATACAAGGTTGCCTTGGCGACTGCGCGCGAGGAGGCTGCCGATGCATTGGTCGAGCAGGGTTTGGAGATGGTGGACAAGTTGGACGGCAACAGCACGACCAACGAGATTGCCGCCACGCGTGAGAAGGTCAACTGGCGCAAATTCATGGCTGGCAGCTTCAACCAAGGCAAATACGGCACGCGGCCACAGACGAACGTGACGTTGAGTATTGGCGACTTGCACTTGGACGCGCTGCGGAAAGTGAACAGCCAGATGGCTGAGATCGAGGCGGAGGATCGCGCACGAGAGCAGGCGATTGACGCAGATTACAAGGACGTCAGCGATGAGTGAACCGAACCCGCTGGAGGAGTTTGTTCACGAATACCGTGACGACCCCGTTAAATTTGTCAAAGACGTCCTCGGCGCGACGCCGCTGCCGTATCAGGCTGAATTTCTGGATGCACTGGCTGGCGGTGAGCGTAAGATGTCTGTGCGCTCTGGTCACGGCACTGGTAAGTCCACGACGGCCTCGTGGGCCATGCTGTGGTATGTGCTGCTGCGTTTCCCCAACAAGGTCGTCGTGACGGCACCCACCAGCGGCCAGCTATTTGACGCGCTGTTTGCTGAGTTGAAGCGTTGGATTAACGAATTGCCACCGCAGTTGAAGCCGATGTTGACGGTGAAGTCTGACCGAGTTGAATTATCGGCGGCCCCGTCGGAGGCGTTTATCTCTGCGAGAACGTCGCGGGCAGAGACGCCAGAGGCATTGGCTGGGGTTCACAGTGAAAACGTGCTGCTGGTCATCGACGAGGCGTCTGGTGTGCCTGAAAAGGTCTTCGAGGCGGCTGCGGGTTCGATGTCGGGCCACGCGGCGACGACGATCCTGCTATCCAACCCGACGCGATCCAGCGGCACGTTTTACGAGAGCCAGACGCGGCTTGCGGGCAGCTACTGGACGCGGCGCTGGTCGTGCGTGGACAGTCCGTTGGTTTCTGATGAATTTGTTGACGAAATGCGCCTGCGTTACGGCGAGGACAGCAACGCCTTCCGCATCCGCGTGCTTGGCGAGTTTCCGCTGGCGGATGACGACACGATTATCCCGTTTCACTTGGTTGAGAGCGCCATCGGCCGCGACATTGAAATCGACGAGAATGCCGCGTCAATCTGGGGTTTGGACGTGGCTCGCTTTGGTTCGGATAAGACGGCGCTGGCCAAGCGTAAGGGGAATGTGATCACCGAAGTCAGCAGTTGGCAGGGCTTGGACTTGATGCAGACTGTCGGACGCGTGAAGGCCGAGTATGATGGCCTGCCGCTGTCTTTGCGGCCGCGTGAGATACTGGTTGACGTGATCGGCATGGGCGGTGGCGTGGTTGACCGTTTGCGCGAGCTTGGTCTGCCCGTGCGCGGCGTGAATGTGGCCGAAAGCCCGGCGATGGGCGACACATACATCAACCTGCGGGCAGAGCTTTGGTTCAAGATGCGCGGATGGCTAGAGCAGCGTGGATCGCGACTGCCTAAGAATGAGCAGTTACTTGCTGAATTGACGTCAATCAGGTATAGTTTCGTCAGCAGCGGCAAGATGAAGGCTGAGAGCAAGGACGAGATGCGAAAGCGTGGTCTGCCCTCACCCGACCTTGCCGACGCCGTCTGCCTCACGCTGGCCTCTGACGCCATCAGTGCGAACGGCGGCAAGATGTCAACTTGGGGCAAATCCCTGAAACGAAATTTGAAGGGGATTGCCTAGTGGATGACCGAGAATAATGGCAAGTATATTTGAATTATCTCGCGAAGACTTCATGGCAGCCTTGCCCGAACTGGCTCAGCAGGGTGTGGACACTGATAACTTGCTGCGGGCCTATAACGCGCAGAACGACGCGACGGCTGGCATTCTCGGCTCGCTTGGCGCACCGTCGCAGGGTATCGAGGACAGTGGCCGCGCACGCACGCTTGGCGGCTTGCTGTCATATGACCCCAACGCAGCCTCCGGGATGGACCGCATACGCTCAATGGGCTTTGAGCCCCGCGCGGCGGCCCAGGACGCAATTTCTGGTATTCTTGGCACTGGCCAGAACGTCTACAACGCGGCATCTGGCCGCTTGCCAGCCGAAGACATGCAGGGCGCGGCCCTTGACGCTGCCAGCTTGGTTGTGGGCGGCGGCGCTGCGTCTGCTGGGCGCGGCTTGCTGGATTACGATCCGAATATCATGCGCGCGGGTGCCGGAAGGCCATCCAACTACACAGTTCTTGGCAAAGACTATTTCGACGCGGCAAACCCAGACGCGGGGAAGTCATTTGACCCCGCCATGAACACGCCGTGGTCAGCCACAAAGCATCAGAAGGATCCGTCGCTGTTTAGCACGACGGGGACAACTGGCGGGCAATTGCTGGACCCTCAAATTGTCACGCCGTCAGACATCCAAGGTCGCGACATGTTTTTCGCCACAGGTGATCGCACCGCAAGAGACCGCATCCCACTCACAGTTGGCGATCTAAAGTTGCCTGGGACTTCCCGTCTAGAAGGTGGTCCAAGGTATATGGACGACCCGAAAACTGGGGCATGGGCCAGCGCATATGGGGCCATCATCCCCAAAACCAATGTGTTCAACAAATATGAGGGGCTGCTTGACCCGTTACTCGCAGCGCTCCCTATGGGCGAACGTTCTGGCGACTTTTCGAAGCACATGACGGACGTATACACCGACATGATCGACGCCACAGTAGCAAAGCGCACAAACTCGTTCCGACCAGACTTGATCACAGACTTTTTATCTCAAAAATTGTCATCCGGCAAAGATCGCATAGCGTCAGATGAGATTTTGTCAGCAATGCCGGACTTTGGCTCTCCTGAGTTTAGCGTTTGGCTGCGTGGCTTGGAAGGGTCGAACCGCGCCAAGGTGATCAAAGCTCTTGACTCATCAAAGCCTAAAGAGTGGGGCGCGCCAGACGTTGGCGAGGCACGGTTCGCGATTACCGAGCCTGAATTGATTAACGCCGACGTGCTAGGTGTAGGCTACAGGATGGCGACACCAGACATCAAGTCTGGGCTAGTTCCAGCCGCACATCCGTCATACTCGCACGATATGCCATCCCTGCCAGGGACTCAGAGCATGAGCTTTGGGGATATCTTGCCGTTTAACATTGGCGCGCCCGATCTTGCTCGGGACAAATTAAAGCCCGGTCAGTACACGCCAATGCCTAAAGATATTAAATCTTTGATGGGCAACCCAAAGCTGCACCAACCTCTGAACCAAGAATGGGTTGATACGGCCGAACAGTATCTCGACATCTCGAGAGGTCAGGGCAAACACACCGCCGACATCTGGGCGCGCGGCTTGCTTGAAGATTATTGGAGTTCAAAATGACCCTCGCGTATCGCAGCCACAAGTTTATCAATGTCTTGGTCGATGTCTTCCGGCAGGTCAGGGTCTCGGTCCCACGCGCGGTAGCACAGCGCCGTTATCGCAATTCTGAGGGGGTCCAGTAAGTAAATGTCGTCAAAATCTTCGTCCATTTCGTCTCTCCATATGTTTTCATTATTTAGTGATATAGAAATCCTCGCGAAGGAGCAATACTAATGCCACTTCGCAAAGGATCGTCAAAGAAGGTTATCTCTGGTAACATCCGCGCAGAGATGAAGGCTGGCAAGCCGCAGAAGCAGGCAGTCGCCATCGCCTTGAGCAAGGCCAAGAAGGGCAAGAAATGAGCATCACAAATTACACCGAGCTGAAGACGGCGGTCGCCGACTTTTTGAACCGTGACGACCTTGAGAACACGATCGGCACATTCATCGCGCTGGCTGAGACGGACATGCAGCGTCGGGTTCGGCATTGGCGCATGGAAAAGCGCAGCACGGCTGAGATTGACACGCAATACAGCGCGATCCCGGCCGACTTCTTGGAAGTTGTTCGCTTTTACCTCACGTCCGGCGACACCAAGCCGCTTGAGTTGATCAGCCAGGCTGAATTGCTGGATCGCAAGCGCAAAAACCTGAATACTGGCGGGTCTCCTTCGTTTTACGCGATTACGGCGGGTGAGATTGAAGTTTATCCAGTTCCTGACGCAGTTTACAACGCAGAGTTGTATTACATCTCGGAAATCCCGGCATTGAGCGACTCAAACGTTTCGAACTGGCTGCTAGACAAGTATAGCGACGCATACCTATACGGCTCGCTGGTCCACTCCGCACCATACCTCAAGGAGGATGGGCGCATCCAAACGTGGTCGGCGTTGTATCAATCGGCCGTTGATGCTATAAACGCTGAAAGCGAGCGCAGCAAATTTGGCGGCAGCGGCCGTCGTCTGAAAATTAGGGGCCTATCATGAGCTTTTCAAACTCCACCGAAACGCTGGTCCTGACATGGCTCCTGACGGCTGGATCGGCCACGCGGCCAACTGCTTGGCACCTTGCGCTCTTTACGAGCAACCCGGCGGAAGACGCCAGCGGCACAGAGGTGACGACAGTCGGCACGGCGTATGCGCGCCAAGTTGCTGCGTTTACCGTGTCAGGCAACACGGCGTCCAACACGTCGGCCATTGAGTTTCCGACGGCGACTGCGACTTACGGCACTGTCAGCCACGTCGGCGTCTTTGACGCGGCAACTGGCGGCAACCTGATCGCCTACGCCGCGCTGACCACATCCAAAGTAATTGACACCGGCGACGTCCTGCGTGTTCCAGCGGGCGATCTCGACATCACACTGGATTAACAAATGGCTGACGTAACCTACCGCACCGGCTACGGCACCTTCGCCTACGGTGCGGCGGCTTACGGCGTCGACGGCGCAATTAAGGCTGCTGCCGGCACTGTTGTCACGGTCAGCGCGACTGTTGCGGCGTCAACGCGCGTCCGCCTCTCCGCCTCCATTGTCGCAACTGCGTCCAGCACGACGTCTGCCGCTCAAACTGTCCGTGAGGTCTCGGCCGCCGCGTCTGCGTCTGCAAGCGTTACAGCCACCATAGAGCGCATTCGGCGTCCGTCAGCCACTGTGACCGCAGTTGCAGCCGTAACGGCCTCTGCGCTGCGTGTGAGGCTGTCTCAGGCGTCAGTAGCGCCGTCAGCGACTGTGACTAGCTCAGCGACCCGTGTGCGCCTCTGTTACGGCACTGCGGCGGCCTCCGCGACCACGACAGTCAACCCGGTGTTCTTGTATGTCTTCGACGCCAGCTCGTCCTGCACTGCCACCGTTGACGCCACCGTCAACCGCGTGCAGTTTGGCGAGGCTGATTTCGCGTTTGCGTCTACCTTCGTTGCCAGCGCGATTGAAAAGTGGGAGCCAGAGGCTGGCACCGGGGAAACGTGGACGCCAGTTGATCCCGCAAGCGAAATATGGCAAGATGCAGCTAACGCAGCCGAGGAATGGATTGCGTCTTCCCCAACATCGACGGAATGGAACGTAGCCTCGGCCACTGCTGAAACGTGGGCTGACGCCGCATAGGAGAATGACATGGCTGACACAACGACAACGACGCTTGGACTAACTAAGCCGGAAATTGGCGCATCCGAAGACACGTGGGGTACAAAGATCAACACGAACTTCGACTTGGTCGATGACGCGCTCGACGGAACGACTGCGGTGTCTCTGGACATCAACGGCGGCACAATTGACGGCACAGTGATCGGCGGGACAACTCCTGCGGCTGGCTCGTTTACGCAAACCAACTTCGGTGACAACGGCAAGGCCATCTTCGGCGCTGGGTCTGACCTACAGATTTACCACGATGCTGCGCAATCAGCTAATTTCTTAATTAGTCAAAACAGTGCGAACATAAGTATTAGCACTGCTGGCATGGTACAAGTAGGTTCTTCTGAAGCAAACGTAAATGTAAATGGCGCAGTAGCCCTTGTACAAGGCAACGATCAAGTTTCGTTATCTGGCGCTACTGTAACCACTACAACGGGGTCTAGCGGTGTAGTTCTGGACAACAACGGCTCCCCCAAACTCGCCACCACCTCCACTGGTATTAACGTAACTGGCACAGTGACTGCTGATGGGCTGATACTAGGCGACAACGACAAAGCCATCTTCGGCGCTGGGTCTGACTTACAGATTTACCATCAGACTACTGGAACCGCAGGAAGTTATATTGCGGAAAATGGCACAGGCGATTTGCGGATAAGTGGCAACAACCTTTGGCTCAACGATGTTTCTGGTGGCACATATTTCAGGGCTGTAAACGGATCGTATGCAAAGCTGTATTACGCTGGGGATGAGAAACTCGCCACCACGTCCACTGGTATTGACGTAACAGGCACAGTGACTGCTGATGGGCTGACTGTGGATGGTAACGTGGGTATTGGTACGTCTTCGCCAGCAGTTGACCTGCACATAAAACAGGCGGGCACACCCACGTTACGCATAGAGGATAGTTCAGACGGCTCTTACGGGCAAATCTTTGTTGGCGGCAATGTAATGTCAATCGACGCTGACCAAGGGAATGCAAGTGCGGCATCGTTGATGCGTTTTAGAATAGATGGCACAGAAGCCATGCGCATCGACAGCAGTGGTAATGTGGGTATTGGTACGACTTCACCTAGTTCAACCTTGGAAATCTCTGCAACGACCACCCCTATACTTAACTTTGAGCGCCAAGACAGCCTATATGGCAATGGCATAATTCGTTCTGTTGGTAACACTGGCACGGTGAACGCTGAAATCGGGCTAGGCGGTGGCTCTAACAACTACATCACCTTTGATACCAATGCCGCAGAGGCCATGCGCATCACATCAGCAGGTTCCGTGGGTATCGGTACGAGTTCTCCAACAAGTGGCAGAAAACTACATGTTTTCGATGATGGTGACGCCAATGTAAAGGTTGAAACAACAACTGCGGCTGGTGATGCCCGCTTAGAGCTTACTAGCGATAGTGCGGGTGTTTCTCAAATCAGGTTTGGTGACGAGGCTTCATCGAACACAGGGCTACTAACATACGCTCACGCTACCGACAGTATGGCGTTTACTGTTAACGCTAGTGAGAGTTTAAGGATCGACTCGTCAGGCCACGCAATCATCCCTGCTGGTGTAACTCTTGGCACTGCTGCTGGTGTTTATTCAGCAGACAAAACGCTGGATGACTACGAGGAGGGGACTTGGACGCCAGTAATCAGTGATGGAACGAATAACGCAACATCAAATATCGCAGTTGGGTCTTACACCAAAACAGGAAATCATGTTCACGTTCAAGGACGAGTGCGCCTGTCTTCTCTTGGCTCGGCAACTGGTGCGCTTGAGATGACAGGGCTTCCGTTTACTTCTCAGTCCCTGGCAAACAACTTCTGTGCAATGACCATTGGACGAGCAATCGGTCTAAACCTTGTTGCTGGCACTACAATGGTTGGTGACCTTCGGTCCACTGTTACAGCGGTCAAATTACTTGTTTTTGATGCCTCTCTTGGGAACACAGCCGTACAAGATACAGAGTTCTCAGACGACGGCGATATATCCTTCAGCATGGATTACCTAGCTAACTAACAACCACCCCTGTTGGATCACAGGGTAGTCAGGTGGCAACAACGCCACGATAAAACAAGGAGGCCATCATGGCACTTACAGAACGCACTATCATCGACAAATACGAAGTAGTCGGTGACTTCAAGCACATCCAATGTCGTCACGCCACTGTCATCGAACGTGATGGCCTAGAGATCAGCCGCAGCTACCACCGCCACGTCATTGCACCTTCAGACGACGTGACAGGGGAGCCACAAGAGGTTCAAGCATTGGCAGCGCTGATGCACACCCCAGAGATCATCGCAGCGTATGAGGCTCATGTGGCTGCGCAGGCACCAGCGCCGACGCCAGACGCCGCACCAGAAATCTAACAAGCATCGGCCCCGCTCAACTTGGCGGGGCCTTTTGCATACTTGACGCAATGTGTTATATTGGCCAAGAATAAGCACCCAAGGGGCGACGATGGCGTTAATTGATCTCAAAATCCCGGCGGGTGTCTATCGAAACGGCACTGACTTACAGTCAACTGGCCGTTGGCGTGACGCCAATTTGGTGCGCTGGATTGATGGCACGATGCGCCCCGTCGGCGGCTGGCGCACACGATCCGACACTGCTGGCGCAAACAAGCTGCGCGGAATGCTGACCTGGGCTGACAACAGCTCAGACCGCTGGATATCGTCGGGTTCGCTGGATAAATTGTACGTCTGGAATGCGGCTGGTGCGCAATTCGATATCACGCCAGTCGGTCTTGTGTCCGGCCGTGAAGACGCTTTGGCGTTTACCGGCTACGGCGGTAACGTTTTCGGCGCGTACGCTTACGGTGTGGCGCGTCCAGACATTTCTCGCATTCAGCCGGCCACAAGCTGGGACTTGGATACTTGGGGCGAATATTTGATCGCCTGCAATGAAGATGACGGTAAGATTTATGAGTGGCAGCTCAACACAGCCGCACCCGCCGCAATCGTGAGCAACGCCCCCGTAAGCAACAGCGGCGTTGTGGTCACTGAGGAAAGGTTTCTGTTTGCGCTCGGCGCTGGCGGAAACCCTCGCCTCGTCCAGTGGTCGGACCGCGAAGACAATACGACGTGGACGCCGGCCGCAACAAACGAGGCTGGCGATCTTGAGCTAAACACTTCAGGTTCAATTATGAAGGGCCTGACCGTGCGTGGGCAGACACTGATCCTGACGACACGAGACGCCCATGTCGCCAACTACATCGGGCCACCATACGTTTATGGCATTGAGCGCGTAGGTACGTCATGCGGCCTTGCAGCGAAGCAGGCGGCCATTGTCGTCGACGCAGGCGCATTCTGGATGGGCGCAAATTCGTTTTATATGTTGCAGGGTGCCGCCGTGCAGGAATTGCAGTCTGACGTGTCAGACTATGTGTTTAACGACATCAATAAGGCGCAGGTCAGCAAAGCCTTCGCCGTCTCAAACAGCATGTTTGGCGAGATCACTTGGTTTTACCCGTCGTCGGATTCGAATGAGAATGACAGATACGTCACGTTTAATTACGTTGAGAATACTTGGTACACGGGAAACCTTGGGCGCACAGCCGGTCATGACCGTGGCGCATTCCGCCAACCTATGATGGTGGCGACGAGTGACAATAAAGTTTACGAGCATGAGATTGGTTTTGATTACGGCGGGCTTGAGCCATTTGCCGAAACTGGGCCGTTTATGTTGGGCAGTGGGGACCAGGTAATCAGCGTTACTGAGATGCTCCCGGACGAGAAGACGCAAGGTGACGTGGACGTGACATTCAAGACGCGTTTCTATCCGAACGGGGCAGAGCGCAGCTACGGACCCTATAGCATGAGCAACCCGACCAGCCTGCGATTCACCGGCCGACAGGTAAGGATGCGCATTGAGGGTCAGCGGCTTTCGGATTGGCGCGTTGGGGTGAACCGTCTCGACGTCGTGCAAGGCGGGCGCCGATGATTCAGCACTCTCCGCCAGAGCCGACTGGTAGCGACTGGACGTCATGGTCCCGGAGGCTTGTGAATCACTTGTCACAAACCAGATCGAAGCTAGTCCAGCAGACCGGCGGCGAGAGTGCCGCAGACGACGGCACGATCATGTGGGATCGCATAAACAAGTATCCCGTTGTTAGTAAAGACGGCGAATGGCGCCAAATTTTACTCTCCGATGGCCAGTATGATGGGGCGATCACAGCTGACGTCACCGCGCCGGCGCCGTCGACGGCTTATCCGTTGACGTTCACTGCTAACACGGCCGACGGAATAGCGAACGGGACGCCGGCGTCTCGTATCGTGTTTGACGAGCCAGGCCACTACATGGCGAGTTTTTCCGCTCAAATTTCAAGTGGGTCGAGCAGCACCGTCAGCTTTTACTTTTGGCCAAAGCTAAATGGCGTTGACGCGCCAAACTCAACAATGGTCGCAGCCTTGCACCGCAACAACGCGACAACAGTTGTCAGCCGAGCCACGACGTTCAACGTCGCTGCCGGTGACTACCTTGAGGCGTATTGGGCTGTGTCTGACGTGAATGGTTACTTGCACGCGACGCCAGCAACAGCATTCTCACCCGCCGCACCTGCGGTGACTATAGGGATTTCAAGAATTTATGGATAGTGAACTGTACCGATGCAGGCCGTGGATCGAAGCCGCGCTAGAATACTCTGGAGGCACGCATGACTTTGGTGACATTGTCGCCGGCCTTGAGCGAGGCATCCTGCAATTGTGGCCGACGCCGAAGGGGTGTATCGTCACGGAAATTGTGGTATATCCAAAGAAACGTGTTTTGAATGTGTTTCTCGGCGGCGGTGAGCTTGAACAGATTATGGATATGCACGGCGATGTGATAGAGTGGGCCAAAGCCCAAGGTTGCAGCGCGCTAACAATGTCTGGCCGTCTCGGCTGGAAGAAACCATTAGAGGCACGAGGCTGGAAGCACCAGCACGCGTCTTACGTCAAGGAGTTTGAATAATGTCGAAGGGCGGATCAACAACCAGCGAAGTGAAGGTGCCTGAATATATCGAGGCAGCCGCACAGCGAAATCTAAACCGCGCCGACAAGGTGTCTCAGTTGGGCTACGTCCCAGAATACGGCCCAACGGTTGCGGCATTCACGCCAAACCAACAGGCCGCGTTCCAGAACACTGCCAGCACGGCTGACGCGTTCGGCATGTCGGCTCCGACATCGCAACAAGACATCATGGGCGGCATGGCCCCACCGACGACCTACGCCAACGGCGTTCAGGGTTACTCTTCCGCGCCAATGTATGAGCAGATGGTGGCCGAGTTGGCAGCCAATCGCCCCGGTCAGAAGTCCTACATCGACAGCTTTTTCATTGATCCGACGTCTGGCAACTATTCGGGCCAAGCGCCTATGGATTACACGAAATACAGCACGATGGCGCAAGATGCTCGGGATGAGTCAGCCGCCGACCGGGATAACCAGATCGCAGTCGCCGAAGCCGGCGCACCACGGACATACAACACATCCACGACGACAATGAACACGCCAACGTCATACTTGCCCGGCGGCATGAATGATCCGTTTTTGACAAGTGCGCCGAGCCAGTTCATCGCAGGCGCGACGGGCGGTATCCCCGGCATGACGCCGGACGCGAACAACGTCTACACGCAGACAGGTTCGTCGGCCCCCACAACTTCCATTCGGCCTGTGGCTCGGCCTGATGGTCTAGGCTCAGAACCCTCATCTAGCGGCGGCATTTTGTCTGGAGGTGGCGCTGACGGAGTAGGCAATTTCGGCAAAGTCGGAGACGTTCTTGGCGGGGTCGGCGACAAAATTGGCGTCACAAACTATTCTGGCTCAAAGCCTGCGGCGTCGTCACCATCGTCTTCGTCAACAATCAAAAGCGGCGACACTCTTTCGGCCATCGCAAAGAAAAACAACACGACGGTCTCGGAATTGATGAAGGCAAACCCCAGCATCAAAGACGCCAACAAGATTCAAGCCGGCGCCAGCATTAACATTCCGAAGGCACCTGCCAAGTCGTCGTCAAGCTCGTCGTCAAGTTCATCTAGCTCATCGTCTTCGTCAAAGAAAAGTTGCGTCATCGCAACACACGCAGTCGATAGCGGCGCATTCAGCCCACGCACTAAGCGCGAGGCCGTCGTATGGTGCATGGACGTGCTTCACGGCAAGTGGTGGGGCGAGGCGATCCGCCGTGGCTACCGTTACTGCGGCACCAAGAAAATTGAGCAAGGCAAGGCGCGCGAACACTACGATGAGTTCCGTCGCTACATTGACTTTGCAAGCGGCAAGAAGCGCACGCCGCGTGGCGCCGTTACATTCACAATTCGCACCGTGCAATTCTTTGCCATCGGTCTAGTCAAGAAGGACGCATAACATGGCAGGATCAGCATTAGGTGGGTTCAACATCGGTGGGACACCTGCGGGTGAGCCGCAGCGTGGCCAAGGCGGCATCGGCGGCACGCCCACCACCGCCGGCACGGCTGGTGGCGGCAAAGGCGGCATTGGCGGCGGCAAGCCTTCACCAATGGGCGGGCAGCCAACGCAGGGGCAGTATTCGCCACTGTCTCCGCAGGGTAACTTCAACGTAAACCAAGCGGCGGCAGGCGGATTGCAGCAGGCCATGCAAGGCACGCAGCAGGCAATGGGCTTTCAGCCGCAGCAGATCGGCGCGGCTCAATACAACGCCGCGCAAGCTGGCTCTCAGGGCTATAATGCGGCTATGGCTGGCTCACAGG